AAAATTGTTGGGGTTGCTGTGCTAGGAACATCTTTAGGTGAATCACATAAGCAATATCTTTCACAGTTCTCAACAGCAATAATTGCCTTAGACCCCGACGCATTAAAAAAGTCTTTACAGTTCACACGAGAATTACGTACTTACGTGAAAGATGTAAAGGTACTGAAACTAACAGATGATTTAAAGTATGGTCATTCTGTTGATATGATAAACTTAATAAGCCTAACCCCAAAGGAGTAAAATATGGAGTTATCATTAATACGAAGTCTCATGGATAAGAAGTTCTATGATGAACATAGGGGTGCTAAATGCCCTAATAGATTATTTAGCAAAGATGTTAGAAAGATAAAAGATGCTTTAGACAAAGCAATGGATACATATGAGAGGACTGTGACACCTGACGAGATTGAAGCCTTGTTCATGTCAAACAATCCGACCATGACCACTGCACAGAAACAAGCATACTCATCTTTATTTGGTGGCATCAAACGTGAACAACCAATGGGAGAAGACATTGCACAAGAAGTTCTTTCTAAGATGTTTCAACAAGTGGTGGGTGAGGATATTGCTAATCTTGGCTTTGACTATGTCAATGGTTCTCAATCTACACTTGAACCTCTTCGTCATATTTTGGAGCAGTATGGTGATGATTTTACTCCAAATCTAAATATAGAATGGAAAGACATAAGCATAGAGTCTTTGCTGTCTAAGAATGATTTAGAAGCACGATGGAGTTTTGGTATACCGAGCCTTACAAGAGTTGTCGAAGGTGTAAATGCTGGACACTTGATTGAGGTAGGTGCTAGACCAAACACAGGCAAGACATCCTTTCATGCAAGTCTTATTGCATCTCCCGGTGGCTTTGCACATCAAGGTGCTAGATGTATTATCTTGTGCAACGAAGAAGGTCCTCATCGAGTTGGAGCACGTTACTTGACGGCAGCGACAGGCATGACAATGCATCAAGTCAAGGACAATCCACAAAGAGCACAAGAGTTGTATGGCAAAGTTAGAAAGCATATTGATATTAAAGATGCATCTAATCGTGATATGGCTTGGGTTGAGAGTGTATGTAAGTCATACAAGCCTGACGTAGTTGTATTGGACATGGGTGATAAGTTCGCTAGGAGTGGTGGTTTTGCTAGACCTGATGAAGCACTCAAAGCAAATGCTATCTATGCAAGACAAATAGCTAAAACACATAACTGTGCTATGTTTTATATGTCTCAACTATCTGCTGAAGCAGAGGGTAAGATTGTTCTTAATCAATCAATGATGGAAGGCAGTAGGACTGGTAAAGCTGCTGAAGCAGACTTGATGGTATTGATTGCAAAGAATCCACCTCTTGAGGGTCAAGATGAGGAAGGTCCTGAGAGACATTTAAATGTTGTTAAAAATAAGTTGACAGGTTGGCATGGTAGTGTTACTTGTCAATTGGATTATAAAACAGCTAGGTATACAGCATGAAGCTAACACTTGACGTAGAAAATACTGTTACTCATAGAGATGGTAAGTTACATCTTGACCCATTTGAGACAGACAACAAACTTGTGATGGTAGGTTGCCTTACTGATAACGGTGATGAGTATTTGTATAGAGACAACTTTGATGGTGTGCAAGAACTATTAGACCAAGCAACTATCCTTATAGGACATAACATAGTACATGACTTATTATGGTTATGGGAATGTGGATTGAAGTATGACGGTCCTGTATTTGATACGATGTTAGTTGAGTATGTTTTACAACGAGGTATCAAACAACCACTATCTCTAGAAGCATGTGCTAATAGATATGACTTGGCTACTAAGAAACAAGATACTATGAAAGACTACTTCAAGAACAAAGTACCTATTGATGAGATACCTAAGCAAGAGTTGTCTGATTATTTATCTGCTGATTTAAAGGCAACACAAGAATTATCAGATGTGTTATACAAGAAACTAAACACAGAAGATTACTCAAAATTAATGAGTACCGTTTTACTGACTAACAAAGTTGCTCTTACACTAGCTAGAATATATCAAACAGGTTTTACTGTAGACACTAGTAAGTTAGACGAAGTACGAGTTGAGTTTGAAACAGAAAAAAGTGATATAGAACAGAGACTTAACAAGCAAGTGCATAGTCTAATGGGTGACACACCTATCAATCTTAATAGTCCAGAACAAATGTCTTGGGTTATATATAGTAGAAAACCTAATGATAAAAGTCTATGGGCAAATAACTTTACTCCTTATATGGATACAAAAGATTATAAGAAGTGTGTAGAGAATAATTCTACTATTGTTTATAAGACTGATGCACGTAGGTGTGGTACTTGTCTAGGTGTAGGTCAAATAAGAAAGGTTAAGAAAGATGGAACTCCTTATTCTAGACCAACTAACTGTAACGATTGTGATAGTAGTGGCTACCATTTTATTGCAAATCAGAAAATAGCAGGATTAAAGTTTAATGCACCTAATGCTAAATGGGTTAGTGCTAATGGGTTTAGTGTTAACAAAAGTAACTTAGCATTACTTCAAGGTGTTGCACGAAAGAATGATATGCAAGAAGCATTAAGCTTTCTTACTGACTTACAGAGACTGTCTGCATTAGATACTTATCTGTCATCATTTATACACGGCATATCAACTTACATGAAACCTGATGGCAAATTACATGTTAGGCTTTTACAACACAGAACATCTACAGGTAGGTTTAGTGGTGCAGACCCTAATATGCAGAACATGCCTAGAGGTGGCACATTCCCTGTTAAGAAAGTATTCATATCAAGATGGAGTGGTGGCAAGATACTTGAAGCTGACTTTGCTCAGTTAGAGTTCCGAGCCGCTGCCTACCTATCACAAGACGAGGTTGCTATAGATGAAGTCACTACTGGATTTGATGTTCACTCATATACGTCTAAAGTTATTACAGATGCGGGTCAATCGACTTCTCGCCAAGATGCAAAAGCACACACCTTCGCACCACTCTACGGTGCAACAGGATTTGGCAGAACAAAAGCTGAAGCAGCTTACTACACACACTTCACAGAAAAGTATCAAGGAATCAAGTCATGGCACTCCAGATTGGCTACGGAAGCTATGAACACAGGTATGATTACAACACCATCAGGTAGACAGTTCTCATTCCCGGATATAAAAAGATTAACAAATGGTAAGGTTACAAACTTTACACAGATAAAGAATTACCCAGTACAATCCTTCGCTACTGCTGATATAGTTCCTCTCGTATTAGTTCATATTGAGAGCAAGCTAGTTAGTATGAAGTCTTGTTTGGTTAATAGTGTCCATGATTCTGTAGTCATTGACGTTCATCCTGAAGAGGTCAAACAAGTATTATTTCTTATTACAGAAATTAATAGAGAGTTGACACAACTAATCGAATCACATTTTGCAATAAAGTTTAATGTTCCACTACTATTAGAATCAAAAATAGGAGATAATTGGCTTGACACTAAAGACGTTGCGTGATATAACTACAAAACTTAAAATAAAAGCGAGGTTCACATATGAGTGATTTAACAACTATTGATACAAATAACTATGCCGCTATGGCAAAAGCTATGGGTATCGCTGGAGAAGATTCTTCTGCTTCAAAGAAGAGTAGCACCCTACCAAGACTGAAGATACAACATAAGCCTATTATGGGCGAGGGTGAGATGAATGGTAAATCAGTAAAGCTTGAGGTTATAGATGGCGGCAACTATCTACTTGACCCTTTAGATGGCAACGTGGTTTATGCTTCATCAGCAACTATACGACCTTTTATGCAAAGATATATGTATAAAAGATATGTTCCAAACTTATCAGCTAAGGCAGGTGAGAAAAAGGGCGATTACGTCAAGACTGTAATGGCTGATAGTTTAAACATAGACTTGAAAGATACTAATGGTGGATTTAACTGTGGCAAACCTGCAGGTTACGTCAAGGACTTTCAAGCACTACCTAAACATCAGCAGGACTTATTGAAGTCAATTAAGAGAGTTCGTGCTATCTTTGGATTAGTAACATTGAATGATGCTAAGACAGCAGATGGTAAGCCTGTTGATTTGCCTGAGTCTCCTTTCATATGGGAAATTGATAATCGTGATGCTTTCAAGATTATGGGTGTACCATTTACTAAGTTAGCACAAATGAAGAGACTACCAGTGCAACATAACATTGTGATTACCACAGAGGGTCATAAATCAAATAACGGTGATACTTTTTATCTGCCACAAGCAAGTTTAGATATCACAAATACTATATCTTTAACAGATGCAGACCAAACTATGTTCTCTGATTTTATGTCTTGGGTACAAAATTACAACGAGTGGGTTATAAACACTTGGAGTGAAAAATCATCTAAGGACATAAGTCAATCTGATAAAGATACAGTTGATAGTTTTATTGATATAGACAATCAAGAAGAGGTAGCATAATGCACCATCCAGCGGAATTGGCGATTCATCAGTATCTAGAAAATGCCACTAAGGGAGAAACTCGAATGAGTGACTCCACTATTGATAGAATAGGAGAGGAAATAAAAGATGCTTTGAAACGTCAATTCGCTGGAGGTAATAAACGAGATGAGTTTAGATTTCGTATGTCTAATGTAGGCAGACCATCATGCCAACTATGGTTTCAAAAAAATCACCCAGAAAAAGCGTTACCTAAGCCTACCACATTCGTTATGAATATGATGTTAGGTGATATTGTTGAAGCAGTGTTTAAGGGGTTGCTTACTGAAGCAGGTATGGAATACAAAGATAATACTGAAGTCGAACTGAAGCTAGATGATAATCTATCTATTAAAGGAACTTATGACATTGTTATGAATGATGCTGTAGATGATATTAAATCTGCATCTGATTGGTCATACAAGAATAAGTTTGAATCCTATGAGACACTCAAAGATGGTGACGGCTTTGGTTATATAGGACAATTAGCAGGCTATGCAAAAGCATCAGGACACAAGGTTGGTGGTTGGTGGGTTGTAAACAAAGCTAATGGACAGTTTAAATATGTTCCTGCAAGTAATATGAACTTAGAAGAAGAGTTAGACACTATAAAGAAAACTATAGCTACAGCAGAAGAGAAAGAGTTTAAGAGATGCTTTGAGCCTGTACCTGAGTTCTTTCGTAAAGTTTCAACAGGTAATATGATTCTAAACTCTAACTGCAAGTTCTGTGATTTTAGAAACACATGTTTTCCTACATTAAGAGAATTACCGGCACAGATGTCTCAAGCTAAAGAACCTAAGATGGTTCAGTATGTTAAGTTAAAAGGCGAAGCTTAGTGTCACCACACAAAGTAAGACGTGAAGCTATAAAGTATGGGTATCGTAGTGGCTTAGAGCACAAGATATCTATTTATTTAAAAGAAAAGAAATGTCAATATACTTATGAAAGTATAAAGATTGAATGGGAAGATTTAGCCTACAGAACATATACCCCGGATTTTATATTGTACAATGGTATCATAATCGAAACTAAGGGTAGGTTTTTAGCAGCTGACAGACGTAAGCACTTAGCAATAAAGAAACAGCATCCTAAGCTAGACATAAGATTTGTATTTACTAATAGTAGTAGCAAGCTTAGTAAAGGTGCTAAGTCTAGTTATGCTCAATGGTGTATTCGACATGGTTTCAGATATTATGATAGAATTATACCTGAAGATTGGCTGAAAGAAAAAGGTAAAAATAAACATGCAAACTTCATTAAGTTTGTAGGAACTAAGGTAAGGAGAAAGTAATATGGATTATAAAACAAAGGGTGTAATGCCTGAAGATTTTTTCATTAAAGTAAATCCACATCTTAACAGTAATGGTAAGTGGAATGGTGGCATTGAAGTAACAATACTTCCCAATGAAAACAATCCCTTAGATGACGATGATTATTATCAAGTGCAGCATATCTGTAAGATGTTATGCTCAACATTAAACTTGTTAGAAACCGAACCCAAGCTTAGAGACAAGATAAATGATTATGTTGTAAATGTGTTTGACAAAGAAGAGCAGAAGTTCTATAAAGAAGACACCCCTAAAAAAACATATGAAGACAATATAATTAATGTGTCTTTTGTGAAGTCTGATACTTAATGAGACATATGGAGTTTATGAAGATGATGGAAAACAAAGAGTTATCTAAGTTACAAGAAGATATGATTAACCATCCTAGACACTACAATGAATCTGGAATTGAATGTATTGATGCCTTACAAGCTATGTTAGGTGATGGATTCAATGCTTATTTACAAGGTAATATAGCTAAATACTTATGGAGATTTAAGTATAAGAATGGCATAGAAGACTTGAAAAAAGCACAGTGGTATCTGAATAAACTCATTGAGGTATATGATGACGATAAGAGTTAAGATAGTCTGCACTATTACTGTTGACCCAGATGAATATGCAATACCCGCAGACGGTGAATTAACAGAAGAGTTTGAAGACTACATAAGAGAATTTTTTTATGATATTGATGGAACAAAAATAACCCAACTAAAAGTAATAACGGAGACATAAATGATTAGCAATTACCTACCAACAGATTATCAAAACTTTATCGCATTATCTCGCTATGCAAGATGGAAAGATGAAGAACAAAGAAGAGAGAATTGGTCTGAAACAATAGATAGATACTTTAGTTATATGGAAAGCCATCTAAAAGATAATCATGGATACACTGTAACTAAAGCATTAAAAGAGAAAATGTCTGCACAGATAATGAACTTAGGTGTTATGCCTAGTATGAGAGCCTTGATGACATCAGGACCTGCTTTAGATAGATGTCATGTCGGTGGTTATAATTGTAGTTATATACCTGTGGATAGTCCTCGTGCATTTGATGAATGCATGTATGTTCTTATGTGTGGAACAGGTGTAGGTTTCTCTGTAGAAAGAGAAGTAGTAGATAAACT